TAACACTACCGAGTTCAGGTGGCAATGCTCGTTTAGTGTCTACATCCTCGACTGCTACGCTAACAAACAAAACATTGACTACACCTGTTATTGAAGAGATAGATTCCACAGGTTCTATCACATTAGATGCAGCTACAGATATTATCTTAGATGCAGGTGGAGCCGATGTAACGCTAAAAGATGATGGCACTACATATGGTAGCCTAACAAATAGCAGTGGTGAGTTAGTAGTTAAGTCTGGCTCAACTCCGACAACAGCTATGACTTTCAGCGGAGCTAATGTAACTCTAGCAGGAAATCTTACAGTAAATGGAACTACCACCACAGTGAATAGCACCACGTTAACTGTAGATGATCCTATAATAACACTTGGAGGAGACTCTGCACCAGGAAGTGATGACAATAAAGATAGAGGTGTAGAGTTTCGATATCATACTGGATCTGCGGCAAAAGTGGGCTTTTTTGGTTTTGATGACAGCGGAACAGCCTTTACATTTATACCTGATGCTACAAATAGTAGTGAAGTGTTCAGCGGCTCGGTTGGTAATGTAGTTTTTGGTGTGGGTACGTTTGGTTCATTAGATGTGTCTGGCAATGTAGATGTAGATGGAATCCTTGAAGCTGATGCCATGACATTAAATGGTACATCAATTACAACAACAGCAACGCTATCAACAGGCATATCAAATGGAAATGTTTTGGTTGCAAATGCAAATGTTGCCGATAATGATTTTTTGAGAGTTGACGGAACAAGTATTGAGGGTTTGAGTGCCGCTGAGGTTACCACGCAACTAGGAGCGGCAACAACAGATGACATTATCGCATTAAGTATAGCGTTAGGATAAAGGAGAAAACACATGGCAAATGACGCAATAGCAAGCATACAGGCAACGGTGCTTCCTGATGAGATAGCCAAAACGCTTTCGGCTACTATGACGGTATCGCCTTCTGATGCAAACGATAAATGGTATTTTAAGAAAACAAGCGTATCAAACTCTAGTACAGATTTGATAGCAGGTAACTATACGGATTACACAGCCGTTGATGATGACACAGCACCGACAGCCGTAGCGACAGGTGATAAAGTAAACTTTTTATTTATTAAGAATATTGATACAAATAGTAGAAGTATTTTTATAGTGTTAGATGCAGGCACAGCGTCATCTTCAGTAGGTGATGGGATTACGATAGGTCCGAATGAGTTCTTTTGTGCAAGATTACCTAATACAACAGTTGCTGATATACACGCAATATCATCAGCATCCACAGCAGAGGTTTTAGTTTGTGCGTTATTAGATGATGTAGGATAAAAATATGCCTAATACATTTAAAAACAAAATAAAAGATGGGAGCAACACATCAGCAAATGCTTTTGCCACTGTGTATACTTGTCCTGCAAGCACTACAACAGTTGTACTAAGTATTAATCTTTGTAATATTACATCAAGTCAGATCAATGCTAAAATAAGATTGATTGGCGATGAGACAGGGCATCTTGGGTTTAACATACCCATACCTGCTCAAAGTGCATTTGAATTTATGGCAGGAAACAAAACCATCATGCAAGCAGGACATAGTTTACAAGTATCCTCTAACACAGCAAACAGCCTTGATACAATCATTGGAATAATGGAGCAAACGTAATGCCTTACATAGGAAGTCAAGTTGGTTCTAGTTTTTCATCAAGACCTGCAACGCAGGAGTTCAACGGAGATAACTCTACAACGGTCTTTACTTTAAACCAGACTGTAGCTCAAGAGGATATCGTAGTCAGCGTTGACGGTGTTATACAGGAGAGTGTAGACGCATTTACAGTGCCTAATGGCACAAATCTTACATTTACAGAGGCTCCATCAACTGGAACAGGTAATATCTTTGTTATTTATCTTGGTGCAACAGATACAAGTATTACGATACCAACACAGAACAAAGGCAACTTTAAGAACGGTGGTATGTTTAGAGTCAACTCACAAACTGTAGATGTGGATACAACGATAGAAGCTACAGAGAATGCGACAGCAACAGGACCTTTGACAGTATCTTCTGGCATAACCATCACAGTAAACTCAGGGGGTAATCTAGCAATCATATGAGCAACCTTCTAGTACAGAATA